CGCTGGATGCCGAGGTTGACTGCTTGTAGCGCCGTGAACGGTTCGTAGCAAGAAATAAACTGCGCGATGCTTTCAACCGACAGGTCTTTACCGCCGTTGTACTCACGCATATCGCTGTATGGCGGTGAGGTGAACAGCAGCTTGCTGTGTTGACCATTCATGAGCAACGCTACATCTTTTCTATCCGTACTGCTGCCGCAGAGCAAGCGATGCCGACCGAGTTGCCATAGCTCACCCGGCTGGCATATTGTCGGAACGTCAGCCTCGATCTCCGGCACTTCGTCCTGAACGATTTCATCATCGACGCCGAGCATGAGTCCGATCTCGCTGGTATCGAAGCCGGTCAGCGTCACGTCGAAATCCTCTGCTTTCAAATCTGACAGCAGATTTTCGAGCTTCTTCGTGTCCCACTCGCCGGAGATTTTGTTCATGGCGATGTTGAGCGCCTTTTCGCGGGTGGCATCAAGGCTCACCACGATGCACTCCACGCTGTCATAACCGAGTGCTTTCAAAACCGAAAGCCGCTGATGCCCAGAAATGACCGTGAAGCCCGTCGTCTCGTTTACGACGATGAGCTCGACGTATCCGAAGCTCTCGATGGAGCGCTTGAGCTTTTCAAACTCTGTGTCGCCCGGCTTTAGCTCTTTGCGAGGGTTATATTTTGCAGGATTCAAGTCCGACAGCTTTAATGTCCGTATGTCCACTATTTACCCCTCCTCGCAGTAAGCAGGCGCTCCATAATATCGTCCTGTGGAGTAGCACCGCTGTATTCTCCGGTACAGTTTTCCTTTACAATCTGGAAGATCTCATACCATAGGCGGTTGGTCTGGCTCATGTAGTTTTGTCCCATCGCTACATATGGGCTTTGTATTGCGTTGCCGGTGGTAGGATGCCGCGCCAAGAAACCGAAGCTCGACACAGCTTCCTCGCATTGAATCCAACGCGCCACACTCATGGCGTAACGTTCCAGAAGCTGGGGAGAAACGAGCGTAGCGCAGCCTCGTGCATTGAGCCACGTCCATGTGTTTTTATATATTTCACCAGCGGCAAGCGTCGTACCATCCTTTTGCTCCGCCGAAAGCATCTTGTTCGGCTCCGGCATTTCATAGCCTTCGAGCGCGGGCGCGTCAGTGAACTCCATCACCGTCAGCTTCCTGCCACCCGGATTACCGGCGGATATTTTATCGGCGAGAGGCTTCTTTTTGGCGCCAGCACCGACTCTGGCACCGCCTCTACAGGTGCCGTCTTTCGCCATATTCATCACACTCCTTTTTAACTTGGGCTATTCAACCCTTTGAAACTGCGTTTTTCAACACGAAGCCCCACGCCGCTGTCCTTCAATTTTAAGTTTCAGGATGGATTGACCCCAGCCCGCCTATAGCGCAGCTTGCATTCTCGTATGAAGAGAATACTTCGTGAGGGCATCTGTCCATCTCCCATTGTCTAACTTATTTTTCTCTGCCCAATCAATATGGTAGTCTTCGATGTCGTCCTGCTTCGTTGAATTACATAGCCTGTGTGCAAGCTGGCAATTAGATAGCTCATGTTTACCGCCGCGTGACAACGGAACAATGTGGTCGATTGTAGCCGCCCAGATATCAGATGGTGATTTGTCATAAGAAACAGGCAAACCACAGATGCCACAAACGCCGTTACTGCGATAATAAACAGCATCAAAAGTCACAGGTTCTACCCAAGCGCTCCGCATTAGTTGCTTGCGCTGCTTTTTATAAATCCGCGAATGATACTTCTCCATGCACCTTTCCGAACAGAAAAGCGAATGTTTGTCACCACATTCCGTTTTGACTTCCAAACCACACTCTAAACAGGTAAAAATGTGTGGTGCGTACTCGTCAGCCCATTGCTGTCGTTTCATGCGCTTGTTTCCTTCGTAGGCGCACTCAGGAGAACAGTACAGTTTATTCGGATACGGCGTTTCAAACTGTTCTTTGCACCACAAACACTCACGCTGATATACTTCCGGCTCAGAGGCCGGAGACAGATTCAGGTGACGTTTCATAGCCTCATCACTTCTGGCGGCCATCTGGCACTCCTTGCTGCAGTATTTTTTACGAAAAGCATCTGGCTTCCAAAACTGCTCACCACAATACTGGCAGGTGTAATATTTCTTTTTATTACGCCGCCCGAGCTGCAGCCCGCATTCAGAAGAACAACAACTTTGATTCTCGTTTTGGGTAACAAAAAAGCTGCCACAGGCAGCACAGGTTTTTTTGTATTCCATTGTTCCTCCAATCATCGGTCGTGCCAGCGATCACCCATCTCCACCGTGATGCGGGAGTGGCACGCCTTGCACAGCGCCATGAGATTGTCGGTACTGCTGCTACCACCTTTGGAGAGCGGAAGGATGTGGTGGACTTGCTCGGCAGGCGTCAGCTTGCCTTGCTTCTGACACTCCTCGCAGAGCGGGTGCGCTTTGATGTAACGGTCACGGATACGCTTCCAAGCACGACCATACCTTTTATTCGTCTCCGGCTCACGCTGGAAATGGTTGTAATGGTAATCTGCCTGTCGCTGGTGCTCCGGGCAGTAAAGAGTGTTCGTCAGCTTCGGACAGCCGGGGTGCTGGCACGGTCGCTGCGGTTTTCTGGGCATGATGTCACCTCCTCGTGGGCATAAGAAAAGCCCTGCGGGATTGCTCCCACAAGGCTCTCTCGGATTCTGTTTTCCTGATTATATACTACCACAAAGGACTACATGACAAACAGTGACATTTACTGCTGAGTTTGCGGAAGCACGATTTTTTCTGTCGCTTCGTCGTGAAGCCGATAAACGTGACGCACATTGTATCCCATGTCCACAGCGATCTGCTCCCACGTTTTGAAGCATAGGTAACGCAGCTCCAGCAGCGTCTGGTACTCGGTGTTGTCCACTGCCTTGATAAGCCTGACCATCTCGCGCTTCAGGTCAACGAGCCGGTCGATGTCGCGGTTGATCTCCGCTTGCAGGTCTACGATTTTTCCCACAGCGTCAGCCATCGTGGAGGTGCCGCGATTGGGATTGCGGGGCATACCCGTAAGCGTCGAGGTGCATTTCGTCGCCAGCTCATTGAGGGAAGCGACCTGCTCCAGCTTTGAGTTGATGCGCTGGTCGAGGCGGTACGCCTGACCGAGATATTCCTTCACCGTCATGCCGCCACCTCCGCCTTCAGCTTGCTGATGAGCAGCTCCGGGTCGAGGCGGGTCAGCACGCCAAACCAGCCGGAACGGAAGAACTGCTCGATGCTCCGGCATTCGTACTGCGCCGAGCGGTTGTGAGGATTGAGTGAGAGGGTACGCAGCGCCTTGCGGTAATCCTTCGCTGCCTGAAGGATGATGGCATTGGCGAGGTTTTCACAATTGGTATCCATAATCTGTACCTCCGATATTTTTATTCACTCGGATTGGCACGGATTGTCGTTGATTGTCATAGATTGTCTTATTTTTTCAAGTTTGCTTTTACGGCGGCTATCAAGGCTGACTGCGTCCTATCCTTTCTGCGCAGTGCCGCCATGATGTCACGGTCAATAGTGCTCGTGGTAATGATGTGATGTATCACTACTGTGGATGCCGTTTGTCCCTGCCGCCACAGGCGGGCGTTCGTTTGCTGGTACAGCTCCAAGCTCCACGTCAAGCCAAACCATATTATCGTCGAACCGCCGGACTGCAAATTCAATCCGTGTCCCGCCGATGCCGGATGCACGAGCGCCACAGGCAGCTCACCATTATTCCATCTCGTAATGGAAGCCGAAGTGTCCAGCTTGGAAAAAGGGATATGCAGTTTATGGAGCCTTTCCTCGATTCGCTCAAGGTCATGCTTGAACCAGTAAGCGACAAGAACAGGCTTGCCGTTTGCCGCTTCTATCAAATCCTCCAGAGCGTCCAACTTTCGGTCGTGTATATGTACGGTCTTGCCGTTCTCGTCATAGACTGCGCCATTTGCCATCTGGGAGAGCTTACCTGCGAGAGCCGCTGCATTGACCGCGTCCACATCGCCGTCATCCATGTTTAGAATAAGGTCATTCTTCATGGTGCGGTATAGCTCCGTCTCATTTTCGGAAAGCATAACTGGAACCTCGTTTATCACGCATTCCGGCATTTTCAGATAGTCCGTGGATTTCATGCTGATGGTGATGTCCGAAACCAGTCGGTATATATGCTCCTCCGCACCGGGCAGCGGTTTATATGAAAATACAATTTGCTGATTGCGCTTATCAGGGGTAAAGAATCGACCACGGTATCCACCGATGAACCGACCGAGGCGTTCTCCCATATCCAGCAGCTTGTACTCTGCCCACAAATCCATGAGTCCGTTACTGGACGGAGTGCCGGTCAAGCCCACAATGCGTTTTACCGTAGGGCGTACCTTCATCAATGCTTTGAAGCGTTTTGCCTGATGGGATTTAAAGCTCGACAGCTCGTCAATGACGACCATATCGTAGTTGAACGGAAGCCCGCTGTCCTCAATAAGCCACTTAATATTTTCGCGGTTGATGATGTGTATGTCCACATTGCGCCGTAGCTGATACCGGCGTTCGGCTTCAGTGCCTACCGCCACGGCATATGTGAGGTCATGCAGATGCTCCCACTTTTCAAGCTCTGAAGGCCATGTCTGGGTTGCCACGCGCAGCGGCGCGATGACCAGTACACGATGAACTTCGAAGCTGTCGCGCATGAGTGACTGGATCGCGGTCAATGTAATCACGCTCTTGCCCAGCCCCATGTCCAGTAAAATTGCCGATACCGGGTGTTCCAGTATGAAATTCGTCGCAAAGGTCTGATACTCATGAGGATTGTATTTCATCCAGCACACCTCCAATCTGCTCTACGCTGTCGATGATATACACCATAAAGCCAAGCGCCTCCAGCTGCCTTTTACGCTTTATCTGTAACGGGCGCGGCAATTTGCTCGGTGCTTTAAGCTCAACGAAAGCCACACGACTTTCCGGCAGCAGTACCAACCTGTCCGGCATCCCGTCCACACTCGGACACACGAGTTTTACCGCCATGCCTCCACGCAGTTTCGTTTCTGCTACCAGTCTTTTTTCTATGGTTTTTTCTCTCATGTTCGTCTCCAGTTCTGACCTGTAGCAAGATGTAGCAGGCAATTTATGTACTCCCTATAGGAAACCGATATTTGAAAGTACCATAATCGCTTGCTACAACTTGCTACAACAGCCTTAATCAATAAAATCACTGCGCAATTTGTAGCCCGATGCCATAGTGGTAGGAGAGCCTCCATCGCGAGGTCGCCGTCTTTCAACAAGTGCGACGCGACTGAGCGACAGATTGAAGTTACGCGCACTTTCCGCTTTATAACCGTTTACGATGCACCATGTTTTGTACTGCGCGTAGATATTCGCGGTACGTTCTTCAGCACTTTTGTCTTCTTCCATGCATTCCATGATGAACATACTGATTTTATCGGAGGTTTGCGCATACTCCGCCGTAGCCAATCGCACGGATTCGGGAACGCCAAGCCCCGTCGCCTCCAAGAGGGCGTAACCGTCCAGGCACCAATTCAGGATTGCCGAGAGGTTTTCCGGCTGCATAAACAAGTCTTTCAAGCCGGTATCGCGTTCGTCCTCGCCAAAGTGCCGCAGAAAAGGTATCGTCTTTACGCGATCTGATGTGAACAAGGTCATATCGCTGACGTTGGGCAGATGATTGCAGTTGATGAACAGCTTGAAAATCGGTTGAAACTCAAAGCTGTTCTCGTGTAGGAATCGGGCGTTGATGCTGTCCCTGCCAGTCATGGATTTTACGAGCGCAGCGTTCAGCATCAATTGTTTATCTGGCTCGGAGATGTTTACAAACCGCGCTCCCGATAACCTTGCTACGTCCTCGGACGGATTGCCCGAATTGTTAAAATGCTTCAGAGCAACGGTCTCCGGCTTTGT